CCGACAAGGCGGACTGGGGATGCTCGGACTTGCCAACCTCCTTCGAAGGTACGGCGTAAGCTACAAAGAGTTTGGTGAGGCTCTTGCCATTGTCAACAGTGGCGAACAGATTAAAGAATTCACCCCTGGCATCACCCTTGCCGTTGAATTTAAAAGTGGAATTGCACAAGCTGCGTCGATTGCTCGATTTAACAACATGGATCGTGCCTTCGCTATTGCTCCTACTGCTTCATGCAGCTATCGGTACAAGGATCCCGATGGTTACACAGCAACCCCTGAGATTGCACCGCCCATTGCCCGTCAAGTAGACCGTGATAGCGGTACCTTTGGCGTCCAGAGCTACGATTACGGTCAAGTTGAGATCGCATCGGAAGTTGGCTGGGATGCATATCTAAATGTGGCTAACGGCATTATGAAGATGCTGGATGGCACGGGACTTCTTCACGGTTATAGCTTCAATAGTTGGTCCGATGTGATCACCTATGATGAAGCGTTTATCGAAGAGTGGCTGGCATCTGACCAGACCTCCCTTTATTATTCGCTTCAGGTAATGGGTGACACGCAAGACAAGACCAGTGCATACGCTGCATTGGATGAGTCAGAGGTCGATGATTACCTGGAGTCACTTCTTAATGACCCTGCTCCTGATTGTAATTGCGGCGAATGAACCCTTACGAAAAACTTTTGGCGCGTAAGCGCACCTGGACTCCTGTCCAAACAACTGCTGGTAAACTGGCTGAAGGCGCGGAAGAGGCTATCTACCGTGCCTTGGCTATCCGCCACATGGAGTTGCCTGTAGGCGACTTTATCCACGACGCTCTCAAGAATGAAGTTCCATCGGCATCACGCGACTTACTTCTATCCAACATTAAGGATGAAGAAAACCACGACCTTGCTTTGGGTTACATCGCCAACGCTATCGGCGTTGATCAAGAGGCTGAAAAGGAAGCGATCCGGCTGCGTGATGCATGGATTGCACATCCTGATCACACGATCCTCAAAGCGTTGGTTGCCGAGCGCGCGGTCTTTTTCGTCTTGCTTCCCTTTTTCCGTTTCAATGGAGACGCTGGTCTTCGGACCGTAAGCGCTGATATTAGCCGAGATGAACAAGTCCACGTGGCTACAAATAGCCTGGTGTGTAGGGAGCTCGGTCTTGATTGGAGTCCTTCTCTTGACAAGCTCCGTAAAGCAACTATCAATTGGGTGATGCAGCCACTCAAAGCTAACAACCCCAATAAATATCTAAACAAAAAATTTTGGCTGGATTCCAGTGATCGCCTGATGTACGAAGGCAAAGCTCCTGAGCTTGCTGATACCAAGCGAGCACGTATGCCAGCTTTCTTTGAACATGCAAACCCCAACCTCCCACAGTATGCCTAACTTTGGGCTTACCGTTAGGCGTCTTCTGGAAGAACTAGAAGATGTTTATCCACCAGTTAACCCCTCTCCTGACACACCGCTAAACCAGATCATGTATCGAGCTGGTCAACGCAGTGTGCTGGAGTGGATTGAAAATCGACTTGATGAGGAATCTTAATCATGGGCGCTGGACGCAGAGCCGAACACAAGGCTGAAGAAGCAAAACGGGCTGCTGGTATTGAAGCAACCCGTATGCGTATTGAAGAAGAAAATCGCCAACGTGCTTTCCAGGCACAACTTGAAGCACAACGCCAAGCTATGCTTGAGCAAACAAAAGCAATGCGCAATGTTAAAGCACCTCAAGTTCTGCAAAGTACTGTTGGTGCAGAGAACGTCGGTATCCGCACCTCTCGTTCTCGTCGTCAAACCACTCGTGCAATGGGCAGCGGTGCTGCTGCTCTTCGTATCCCCCTTAACATCGGAGGCGGCTCCGGTGGTGGACTTAGTATTGGTTAAGTAAATGAACGCTAAAAGCAGGTACGATCATCTAACTAGCTACCGTTCACAGTTTCTTGACACAGCGGTTGAGTGCTCAAAGCTCACCATTCCTTACCTCATCCAACGTGATGAGACCCGCATTACACACCAAACTCTTAAGCAACCTTGGCAATCCGTAGGTGCTAAAGGTGTGGTAACGCTGGCATCTAAACTGATGCTGTCGCTGCTACCTCCTCAAACTACCTTCTTTAAGCTACAGTTGCGTGATGATAAGTTGGGAGAAGAACTCCCGCCTGAAATCCGTTCTGAGCTTGACCTGAGCTTTGCTAAGATGGAGCGCATGGTGATGGAGTCGGTTGCTGCTTCCAGCGATCGTGTCATTGTTCACCAAGCTCTCAAGCATCTGGTGGTCGGTGGTAATGCACTGATCTATATGGGTAAGGAAGGGTTGAAACACTACCCACTTAATCGCTACGTTGTTGATAGAGACGGTAACGGTAACGTAATTGAGATCGTAACCAAAGAACTAATTAACAAAAAACTTTTGCCTCAAGAGCTTCTTAAAGGACCGCCTTCGGTTACTGACGAAAGCTTCTCTTCCGAAAATGATGCAGAAGTTTATACTCATGTACGTCTAGACAACAACCGCTGGATTTGGTATCAGGAAGTCTATGGCAAAAAGATTCCAAACTCCGATAGTAAAGCTCCAAAGGATGCTAGTCCTTGGCTTGTACTGCGCTTCAATTCTGTCGATGGCGAAAACTATGGACGGGGTAGAGTTGAGGAATTCTTGGGAGATCTTAAGTCGCTTGATGCGCTCTCCCAGTCCCTTGTAGAAGGCTCTGCAGCAGCCGCTAAGGTCGTCTTCGTGGTATCACCCTCAAGCACGACTAAAGCACAGACGCTGGCGAAGGCAGGTAACGGAGCGATCGTTCAAGGTCGTCCCGATGACATCGGTGTTATCCAAGTGGGTAAGACTGCTGACTTCAACACTGCTATGACCCTCATGCAACAGCTTGAGCGTCGTTTGTCTGAAGCATTCCTTATCCTCAGTGTCCGTCAATCTGAACGGACTACTGCTGAAGAGGTCCGCCTTACTCAGCTTGAACTTGAACAACAACTTGGTGGCTTGTTCTCCCTGTTGACTGTTGAGTTTCTGCTTCCTTACCTTAATCGTAAACTACTTGTACTGCAACGTAGTGGACAACTCCCACGTATTCCTAAAGATCTGGTCAATCCTACTATTGTTGCAGGTATCAATGCTCTTGGTCGTGGTCAAGATCGTGAGTCTCTCACTTCCTTCATCATGACTATTGCTCAGACACTTGGTCCTGAGGCACTGATGCAATACATCAATGCTGACGAAGCTATCAAACGTCTGGCAGCTGCACAAGGTATTGACGTTCTGAATCTTGTTAAGTCTATGGAACAGATTCAACAAGAACAAGCTGATGCAGCTCAACAGCAAGAGGATATGGCTCTTGTTGGACAAGCAGGTAGCCTTCTTAAATCACCCCTGGCTGATCCATCCAAGAACCCAATGGCAGGTGAAACTGTCAACGCGGTAATGGGTGAAGAGGTCATTCCCCCAATGCAATAATTATGGCAGAAATTCTATCTTACGACCCTAGCGGCGATCCTGAAGTTGTTGGTGCCATTGAATCCGACCAAGCAGAATCGCTTGCTATCGGTGAGGAGATGATCAACCAAGCTAATGCTCGGTTGGCTGGTAAATACAAAGATGCACAAGAGCTTGAGAAAGCTTACATCGAACTAGAAAAGAAACTGGGTTCACGTAATGAAGAAGAAACGGCGGAACCAGAAACTGAAGATCAGCAAGAAACCTCTAACTATTCTACGCAAGTCGAAGCCATTAGTCGGGCTGCAGAAGAATTCAACTCGAAAGGTGAACTGAGTCCAGAGACCTTGGCTGAGTTTGAGAAGATGTCCAGTAAGGAATTGATCCAAGCATACTTTGAGTATGAACAGGGTTTGCCTGCAATGGATGCACCTCAATCAGTTGAGCTTTCTTCGGCTGATGTTAACACTATTCAAAACTCTGTAGGTGGTGAAGCTGCTTACCAACGACTTGTTGGTTGGGCAGCACAAAACTTCTCAGAAGCTGAGATTCAAGCTTTCGATAACGTTGTTGATTCTGGTAACGTTGCTGCTATTAACTTGGCACTTGCTGGACTTCAGGCACGTTACACTGACGCAAACGGTTACGAAGGGCAAATGATTCAAGGTAAAGCTGCAGCTCCTGCTGACACATTCAAGAGTCAAGCAGAGGTAGTGCGGGCAATGTCCGACCCCAGGTACGATAAAGATCCTGGGTATCGTGACGACATCATGCAAAAGCTTGCCCGATCCAATCTCAAATTTTAATGAACGACACCAACATCTGGGCTAAAGAGCCACCCCTTATTATGTCTGATCATCCCTACGGTGTTCCACACAACGAACGTGCTGAGCAGCTCAATGGTCGCCTTGCTATGCTTGGCGTCATGGCTGCTCTTGGCGCTTACGCGCTGACTGGTCAAATTATTCCTGGTATCTGGTAATGCCTCTTAAGAAGGGTAAGTCTCAAAAGACAGTTTCATCTAACATTTCAAAACTGAAGATAGAGGGTTACCCTCAGAAGCAGGCAGTCGCCATTGCCCTGAGTAAAGCTGGTAAATCCCGCAAGAAAAAGTAATGGCTAAGCCCGGACTTTATGCAAACATCCACGCTAAACGTAAGCGTGGTGGAAAAATGAGAAAGCCTGGGGACAAAGGCGCACCCACGGCTCAAGATTTTAAAAACGCCGCCAAAACTGCTAAACGTAATCTCAAAATTAAGAAATGAAAACTCTTGCTATCCTCCCCGCTATCACCCTGATGGCTGCACCTGCTTTCGCTGCTCCTTATGTTAATGTTGAAGCGAACTCTGGGTTCACCGGCTCTGACTACACTGGCACCTCTACCGACTTCCATATCGGTGTTGACGGTGCTGCTGGTCAAGCCTCTTGGTATGTCCAAGGTGGTCCCTCTATCGTCTCTCCTGACGGTGGTGAGTCCGAAACCAAAGTCACCGCTAAAGCTGGCGGTGGTGTCGGCGTGACCGAAGCTCTCTCCGTGTATGGTGAGATCTCTGCTGCGTTCGATGACGTGAACAGCTACGGCACCAAAGCCGGTCTGAAGTATCGCTTCTGATTATTATGATTGAATGTCCCCAATGCACCCCGGCGCAACAGTACGTCCTAGAACAACTGCAAGTTAAAGCGGATATCACAGACCCTGTTGCCCTGGCGGTGATCTTGGGTAACATTCAACAGGAAAGTAATTTCCGTCCTAACGTCTGCGAAGGTGGCAAGGTTGTCCCGTATGACCGCTGCCTTCGTGGAGGTTATGGTTTGATCCAATGGACATCGCCTAGACGTTATCATGGTCTAGGCAGATTCTGTAAAAGATACGGGTGTGATCCAAGTAGTTTGAAAGGTCAAACCCGTTACATGATAAACGAGTTACGCTTCCGTGCTGAACTCGCTGAATTTCAAACACCTTATCAACAACTCCCCTATTACATGAACTCAGCCTACTACTGGCTGGGCTGGGGGATTAAAGGTAATAGGGAGAGATATGCTTATTCTTTCCTAGACAAACTTAAATGACTGCTTCAATTGCTATCCAGCAGAAGAATGCCTGGGACCAGTTTTGTAACTGGGTAACTTCTACTAACAACCGTCTTTATGTTGGTTGGTTCGGCGTGCTCATGATACCATGTCTGCTCGCTGCTACCACCTGTTTCATCCTGGCGTTCATCGCCGCACCACCTGTTGACATTGATGGAATCCGCGAACCTGTCGCAGGCTCCCTGTTGTATGGAAACAACATCATATCAGGAGCCGTCGTTCCGAGCAGCAATGCCATCGGACTACACTTCTACCCAATTTGGGAAGCTAATTCACTTGATGAATGGCTGTACAACGGGGGTCCATTCCAACTCACCGTATTCCACTTCCTCATTGGTATCTATGCTTACATGGGACGTGAGTGGGAACTTAGCTATCGACTAGGGATGCGTCCCTGGATTTTTGTTGCTTACTCTGCTCCAGTCGCTGCAGCTACTGCAGTGTTCCTTAT